CAGTGGGGAGCTGACATAATGAACTGCATGGCGATGATACCGGTGCATGACACCCCTTTTGAAAATTTAAAATCCCCTTCAACCGAGGAGATCCACCGCATCCGCAGATCGATAGGCGGCGATATAGAGCAGATGACGCACTGCAGTAGATGCCGCGCTGATGCATGCGGCAAACTTGGCGAAAGATAACGGTAAAAGGCACTAAATTTAGTGTCTTTTTGGTTTTTGTTTTTTTGCTCGCTTGGCTTTTGATTTTTTCTTGTGTGGCTCTTAGCATGCGTGCCTTGCGGCTCATAGCTAAATTTTGTAAAGTTATGAAAGTTATGCTAGATATCAAAGTTATAAAAAGGCATAGAAAAGTGCGATTAATTCGTGGTTAGAGTGAGTTTTAGTCAAAATCAAAGTGGCAAAAATTTCTTTACATCACTTTACAAAAGCTTTACATCTTTTTACAAACCCTTTTAAAAGCCGTTTAAATGGGCTTTAAATCAAGATTTTTTCATATGTGACACTACCCTACCCATTATGTGGCAACATTCTAAATCTTGTTTTTGTATGATAATGGGCTCATATTTTTTATTGTCCGAAAAAAGCGTTATAGCCTTTGTTGTTGGATTTTTCTCAATACGTTTTACATATAAGTCACCATCGTAGTTTATGATATATATACAACCACTTATAATGCCATTTTCGTTTTGCATAGGATTTATAAAAAGGAGCTCTCCACTAGTTATAGTAGGCTCCATACTATCTCCACGAGCATTTATTATATGTATGCCTTTTATGCTCCCACTTATACGTAAAAACATACGCAAAAAATCTTCATCAAAGTCCATGATCACCGGTGCCTCATCGTAGTTTATCATCCCACCACCAGCACTAGCATACGTATCTTCAAAATATGGTATAGATATAGTTTTTATATCTTTTTGTGAGTTTTTAAGGTTTGTAGGACTTATGGACAAATTTTCAGACTTACGAACTAAATTTTTATTACTTATGGACAAATTTTCATTTTCACTTATGGACTTACTTATGGACAAATTTTCATTGGCTAATTCTGAAACACTAATACGAAAGGCATTGGCTAATTTTTTTAAATTTTCATTCGTAGGATTTTTATTACTTGTCTTTCCCTCATATAATTGGATAGTAGATTTTCCAACACCTGATTTATTAGCTAAATCCTCTTGCGTCCAACCATTTTCTAATCGTAAAAATTTAATTTTTTGTGCTAAATCCATAAAAAGTCCTTGACAATACCTAATATATTAGGCTATAATTCAAAATGTGTTTGGAAGCATATTACTTTAAAAAAAGTAAAAAGTTTCTAAAAAGGTTCTTTTAAAATTTATTGTCAAGCGGATAAAGGCCATTTTAAAGGATACACTATGCAAGAAAAAGTAAGTAATATCCGCTTAACTATAAATTTATAGAAAAGGAGTGAAAAAAATGAGAGCATATAGGGTCAAGCAAGTGACAAGAGAGGTAAAGCAGAAGCTAAAGTATGACCTCAAGGACTATTGTGAGATGAGAGGACTTAGTCTTAGTAGCCTTTATAAAGGTTTTGTGAGCCAAAGAGCTAGAAAAATACTAGAGAAAGATGGAATAAAGGTAGCCTAAATGTGGGTAAATTCAAGGGTTGCAGCTGAATTTTTAGCTATAAAATATGACGCTTTGGTAAAAGCAGTAAAAAGAGCTGAAAAATCAGGCAAAAAATTTTGCTCTATAAAGCCTAATATATTAGGTTTTATGTATATAGACGGCATTGGCCGTGGCGGCAGAACCCTACAAATTTGGATAGACGAGAGAATTTACCCAGAGATCGTAGAGAGGATCAGTAAAACAAGAGAAGGAGAGAGCTATGACGTGCCTTACGATGCAGCAAATGGAGCGAAGTCAGGCAAAGGGGCTGGTGCGGATGATGAGGGAGCATATGAGCTGGGCGGAAGAGATGGAGCTAATGCAAATAGCGATAGAAGAGCAAGCAATGGAGCAAAAGAGGCAGGAGAGAGCGAAGATGCAAGAGATAAAAGCAAAGAGAGCATTAGAAGAATTTGTGATGAAGATGCAAGAGATGGGCTTTGTGATAAGAGTAACAAAACACGGAATATATGGATACAAGAAGAGGTAAAAAGCGATGAGCAATGTGGTAATGATAGCAATGATGGCTTACTTGTTGAGCCTTGTGGTAATGGTGTATTGGAGAAGATAAATGATGGCAATGGCTGCGCTGCTACTAGCACCATGTATGGTAGCAGCACTAATAATATTAGCGGCAACTCTTTGGCAAATTCGCCGCTAATAGCAACTTGTAGTGAGAAAAAAAGAGCTGATGCACTATGTAAGTATGCAATAGTTTTGGAGTGGGATAAGGTAAAAGGGAAGATAGATGAGAGTAGTTTTATAGAGCATTTAAACACAAGCAATAAATACCCTATAAAAGTAAGCTCAAATAAGCTCTATGACTGGCAAAGAAAATTTAAAAGGGGCGGCACAGATGCACTTGTGGATAGCAGGAGCAACAATAAGAGCTTAAAGCTAGAAGAGCTTGGGCTTAGCAAGAAGTGCGAAGAGCTAATAAAGTCTTGCGTTGGTAAAGGTAGGATAAATATAACAAACATCCATAAGATGCTTAACTACTACTATATAAATTCGCAGATCGGTGAGCTAAGCTTTGATGAATTTTTAGCCAAAAAAGATGAGTGTGTGAGCTATGAGGTGGTAAATAGGTATGTAAATAACTACCTAAAGAAAAACAAATTTCTTAAAAATCTAATACTTTACGGCGAAGATGGTGTTATAGGCAGACAAATGCCAGCACTTGGAGTGAGCAACTGGGAAGCAAGAACGATAAATGAAGTCGTTGAAATAGATGCTAGCCCACTTGACATGATATGTAATGCTAGTGATATATGCGAAAGAATAGGATATGAGGCTGTAAATAATATCTTTTCAAGCAAAGAGGAGTTTAAGAGCTATGTAAGGCAGTGGCAAAAACGCTACACGATCATAGCACTAATCGATACCTACTCAGGAGTGGCAAGCTTTCATATAAGCGATAGCGAAAATAGCCTAGCAATAGCAAGAGCTGTGGCTAAATACATAATAAGATATGGCAAGCCAAAAATGATAAAGGGCGACAATGGTAAGGCCTTTAAGAGTGAATATATGAGCTCGGTTCTTGGTTCGCTTGAGATACGCTATGAGGCTGTTAGAGCATATAGTGGCTGGTTAAAACCTTATGTAGAGAGAAATTTTAGAGCGCTTCAACATAGCTTTAGTGAAAATTTAGCTGGATATATCGGACATAACATAACTGAAAGACAAGCGATAGAGTTTTTCCGCTCCAAAAAAGAGAGACGCCTTAAAAAGGGCGTAAAAACTAATATAGCAAAGCTAAAAGAGCTAAGCGAAGTGCAAGAGCTTATGGATCTTTACGCTGAAAATTTCTTAAACGCACGCTACCTAGAGCGCCTTAACAAAAGTTGTAACGAAGCATATAACGAAAAGATAAACGATGCTGTGGCTATGGACGCAATAAGTCTTAGTGCAAGACTTAGCAAAAAAGAGCTAAAGCATGTGAGTAAAAAGGGTGTTAGCGTTGGCGGCGTGAATTTTTATAACGTGCAGATGTTTAACTATGAGCGAGTGATCATAAGAGAGAACATAGACAATATAAATGAGTGCTTTGTCTGGGATGAAGATGACAAGAAATTTATAGGCGTGGCAAATGTTCTTGATATGGATGAGGGCGTAAGTGTTGAGGAAGCAAAAGCAGCTAGAAAGCTCTTTAGCAAACGCTTGCGTGATATAAAAGCTGATGCTAGCGAGGCAAGAGATAAGAGCCAAGAAGAGTTTAAACAAATGGTCATGGGCCTTGAAGCCAAAAGAGCGCTAAAGCCTGAGCTAAAGGGCGCAAATAATGAGAGCAAAGAGATCGAAGCAGCACAAAAAAGCAGCCGATCACTGACTAAAAATAGAGCTCTTGATGATGATCTTTTGGCTGTGGCTGGCAGTGATGTAAAAAAAGAGAAAAAGATAAAAAGTTGGCAAGAAATAGTCAATGAAACTAACTAAAAGGAGTAGTAATGAGTGAAAGTATAAAAAAGCTAGATGAATTTTTATCTAGTAACAACATAAGTGCATCAGCACTTGCACGTGCAATAGGAGTGAGTGCATCGCTAATAAGCCAACTTCGTGCCGGAAGTTATAGGGGCGATAGCGATGCAGTAAATGCAAAAATCAATGCTTACATCGATAATTTTAACAAAAAAGCTAAGAATTTTCACGCAAGCGCAAAAGAAAATGAGTTTTACGTAACTAGCGATGTAAAGATGGCAAATTTTATCATAAGTGAGGCGATAGCCGAAAAAGAGATAGGGCTAATATATGGCTTTGCTGGAAGTGGCAAGACAACAGCTCTAAAAGAGTTTGCTAGGACTAATCCAAATGTGGTTTTGATAGAGGCAACTTGTCACACGAGCGCTAAGGTTTTGCTTGAAGATCTATGCGAGGCTTTAAAGATAGATGCTACTGGTGGGCTAAACACAAAGCTAAAGGCGGTGGCTAGGTTTTTAAAGAGTAGCGATAAGGTGATAATGGTAGATGAGGCGGAGCATCTACCGCTAAAGGCGCTTGAAGATCTAAGAAGAATTTATGACTTCTCACGCACTCCGCTGATACTTTGCGGCACAGAGATACTACTAAAAAATCTAATGGGTAAAAACAAGGAGCTAAGGCAGCTTTTTAGCAGAATTTGTGGCAAATGGTGCATGCAAGGACTTAGCAAAGATGAGTGTGAGAAGATCTATACAAAAGAGATATTTGCCTACTGTAAAGGTAACTTTAGAAGCAGTGCAAAGCTATATAAAAAGGCTTTGAGGCTAGCTGAGCTAAATGGATGCCTTGTTGATGAGAGTGTCGTTGCTAGGGCACTTGATATGGTTATCTTGGGATAGAAAAATGACACTAAAAGAGATAGCTTTGGTTCTAAATCTAAGTGTAGAGCAAGTGCGCAGAATAGAAAAAGGGGCACTTTTAAAGCTATCTCACCCAAGAAATTTTAAAAAATGGCAAGAGATAAGAGAGCTTATGGCTTTGCTTGAAGAGCATAAGGCAAAAAGCGATAGCGATGAGATATATCAAGGCATAAAAGCATAAGGAGAGAGCCATGATAAAGGGAATGTTTGCATCTTACTCAAAGAAATTTTACGAAGTAAGAGGCTTATATATCTATGTGAAAGATAGCGATTTTGTAGTTGATACTTTAAGTATTTGATTTTACAAAGCCCTTAATAGAGGGCTTTTTTAAGTCAAAATTTTACAAAGGAGATAGATGAAAGAGACAATGAGACTTGTATATGTTGCTAGCCCTTATGCTGCCTTTAAAAGCGGTAAGGTAAATGCTGACTTTATGGCTTGCATGGTAGCTAAAGAAGAGTGCAGAAAGGTAAAAGAAGCTGGATATATACCGCTTAGCCCTGTGCTTGCATTTAGTGGTGTGTTTAGCGAGGAGCAAAGAGACGAGGTGCTAAAGGCTGGACTTGAAATGCTTAGCCACTGCTCTTATGTGTATTTTTCAAAGCATCCAGCTAGTGAGTTTTCAAAAGGTATGGATATAGAAAGAGAATATGCAAGAGAGCTTGGCATAAGTGAGTTAGAAATTTAAAAGGAGAAGAGTATGCAAATAAGTAGTTTTAGTGACGTAGACGTCGCTTTAAAAAGACTATGCGAAGTAAGCGTAGGTATAGAAAAAATCAACGGTGAAGTAACGCTCGAGTGTAACCGTATAAAAGAAGCTAGAAAGAGCGAAGTTGAAAGACTCGAGAGCGAAAAGAGCTACATCGAGCAGCAAATCACACTATTTTGTGAGGACAACAAGGCTGAATTTGCCGAAAAACGCTCGAAAGAATTTACCTTCGGCGAGATAGGATACCGCATAAGTAAGAGTGTAAGCTTGCCGCGAGTAAAAGCAAAGCTTGAGGCATTAGTTAGCTCAATAAAAGCGTTTGGGTTGGCCAAAGAGTGCATAAGCTATACGGAGACACCAAACAAAGAGGCTTTAGCAGAGTTAAAAGACGAGGATCTAGTAAAACTTGGTCTTAAAAGAGTAGTGAAAGATAATTTTAGGATAGTGCCTAAGATAGAGAGCCTGGAGATAGGAAAATGATAGAGCCAAAATATAGGGTAAAAGACAAAGCCGATTTTGAGAGAATTTTTAAAAAAATCGCCGAGCTTGATAATGAGGAGCTTAACGACAGCTTCATCGTGGAAGGCAACCACGACATAACCTATGGCAGCATAAAAGCTACTTGCGAGCTAATCGGATATGATTTGTTTCTTTTGCCGCAAGAGATAGTGGACGATCTTGATAGGGGCAAATATTCGCATATCGATACTTTTTACATCGATATCGTCAATTTAACCATGCTGGACCAAAATTTTAAGGGCAATCACTCTTTGTTCGGCGGGGCCATCCCCGATGAACTGGACATAGATGACGACGGCACGCTTAGGCTATGGTTTGATTAAATTTAAAGGGCTTTAAGCCCTTTAACATGCGTTTAATTCGCTGTTAAACGTATTTTAAAAGGTTTAATTTTAAGGAAAAAAGAGTTGAGAGTTCTAAATTTATTCGCAGGGCTCGGCGGAAACCGAAGACTATGGGACGATGTAACAAACATAAGCGTAACGGCCGTCGAGCTTGACGAAGCCGTAGCGCGCGCTTACGCTTTCCGTTATCCAAACGATGAGATAATTATCGCCGATGCGTACGATTATGTGGCAAAGCATTATGACGAGTTTGATTTTATCTGGTCCTCGCCGCCATGTCAAACGCATTCAAAACTAAATTTCGGCAATGTTAGATGGAAGAATTCAAGAAAATTGCCCGATTTTAACCTTTATGCCTTGATAACGTATCTTCAAAAAAGATGTCGAGCAAAGTGGGTGGTCGAAAACGTGATACCCTTTTATACTCCGCTGATAACGCCTAACGTTTTACTCGGTAGGCACTATTTTTGGTGCAATTTTCATATCGCCAAAAAAGATTTTAAACCTAAGGTAGCCATAGCAGACGTTAAGCTTGGCGATTTTAAAGACTTTGATATAACGGCCTTTAAGGACATAAAAAATAAACGCCAAGTATTGCGAAATGAGGTTAATTATGAGCTTGGAGAATACGTTTTTAGGTGCGCGATAAATAATGGAATAAAAGCACAAAAAGAACCCGACTTAGGATTGTTTAATGACGACTAAACAAAAAATTCACCTCGATAATCTACACGCAAAAAAGAGATCATTGTATCAAGCTAGATTTAATAATGTCCTAAGCTACGATCTTAGTTTTTACCGCTTTAAAAACGGAAAGCTAAACATCTCAAAACTAGCTAGGTGTAGTGGTTTAAGCCGTGGTTTTTTAGAGAAACATCTGTGGATTAAAGGTTTATAAAATGACCAAAAAACAAGAAATATATAGAAAGCAGCTTCTAGCGATCATCCATATAAACCCACTTTACAAGCAGATCGTAGAAAATGGAGCTTGGCAAGAGTGGCTAATGCTTCGCTTTGGTGTAGAGAGCAGCAAGGAGCTTAGCATAAGCGAGCTAAATTTGGCCCTTGACATATTGCAAGAGAGGGTAGATGATAGGCTAGGCTTTGAGCCAGACATTAAAGGTAGGCGCATTTTCAAAAAAGGCGCTATAACGCAGAAGCAGCTTAAAAAGATAGAGGTTTTGCTAGATGTTCTTGGCTGGGATGAAAATAGTGCTAGGAGATTTTACTACCGCCAGATCGGAGCACTTGTGACAAACATAGCCTTACTAAACTCAAGTCAAGCTACAAAGATCATTACTGGACTAAGTGCCGTTATAAAATGTGAAAAAAATCCCAAAAAAAGCTAATATTTTTTAAAAATATATAAAAAGGATTTTTATGTTTTGTCCTTACTGCGGTTTTGAAAAGACTAAGGTTTTAAATACTATGAAAGGCTTGCAAAACAAGCGTTATAGGGTTTGTGATAAGTGTAAAAGAAGCTTTGTGAGTATCGAAGCACTTTTTTGTGATCCGTACTGGCAAGAGTATGCTAAAGCCACTAAAGAGCTTGGCGATCTTAAGGGTATAAAAAATGAATAATGAGCTACTTCTAAGCACACTTTTAAAGGCTAAATTTGACAAAAACAAGAGCGTTAGCGAGCTAGTAGATGAGTTTATAAAACAAAATGCGAAGCTAGCTAAAAAGGAGCTAGAGGCACAGCTTGCAAATTTACTTATATTTATAAATGAGAATTATAACATTGATAAAAAGGTGTTAAAAGAGCTTGTAAATTCTAAAATTTCATCAATGGGACTAAGTATAAATCCAAATAATCTTGAAGAAATTTACGCCGTGCTTGCAGGTAAAAACATAGCCGTAAATATAGTCTTTGATGAGATAGACGTAAGGGCTATAAACGCTATGAGAAATAACTTCTATTGGGTTGGCAAAGAGTTTAACAAAGGCTTTACTGATAGGCTAAAAGATATCATTGAGAGTGCTTTTCGTGGCGAGGTAGCAAGAAGCGAACTAGCAGCGAGACTAAAAGAGGAATTTGCAAGTGAGCTAAAGCAAAGCGTGAGATACTTTGAGGGAGTGAGTGATCATATCATCAGCCAAAATCAAAACATATCAACAGTAAATCAGGCTAGGAAATACGGCGTAAAATACTATAAAGTAGTAGCTGTGATGGATAGTAGAACGAGCGCTATATGTAGATCGATGAATGGTAGGCTCATACCAGCAGAGCACATAGAAAGACAGTGTGATAATATCATGAATGCAAAGGATATGGCCAGCAAAAAGGCAGTAGCTACATGGGCAAAAGCACCATATAATGGTAGAAGCGATAAGATGGATAGTAACTTTGGCATGCCGCCATATCATTTTAGGTGTAGAACAGAGATCGTGCCGGCATGGGTCGATGAATATGAAAATGATGGCGTGACAATGAGAGCCAGCGAAGCACCGGGCAAAGACGAGATCATAAGACACATAGATAAAATGGGCGTGGAGAGGGTGCTGACTTTTGCAAACGCAAATGATAAAAAGCATAGTGCAAATTTGCTGCAACGTACATCAGCAGCAAAGATAGTTTCAGCGCTTAACTCTATCACACATATAGCTCCACATACAAATGTTGAGCAAAAATCAATAGCAAAAACGCAAAATGGCTATATTATAATTTTCGATGGCGATAAAATAGACACTATATTTCCTACAAAAGACAATCAAGCATTAAAAAAATACTTTGAAAATTATGTCAAAAAGGATAAAATCGAAGTCATAAAGAGATGGTGGCAGATATGAAATATTTTGTTTTTGATAGTGGCATAGAACTTATTATAACAAGTGATAAAAGCCTAAAGGATAAAAGCGCTGATGTATGTTCATGCGTAGGCGATCTTGCTAGCTTTATAGAGTATGTAAAGACTGCAATAGATGATGGAAGCGAGCATGATTTTTTCTTTGATAGTGGTGAAAAATTTAGCGGAGAATTTAGTGAGTGCGTAGAGTATGTAGCCAAAAAGAGAACTTAGTAGGTTTTAATGAATTTTAATAGTGCTTTTAAAAGGTTTTTATTTCGCATAGGCTCAGGGGTAAGATATAGAGCGAAGCAAGTAGCACCATATAAAACTGGCAACCTTAAAAAAGATATACAAGTTTTTGATGAGAGGATAGATAGTTTTAGCATAAGTGTGGGAAATACAAAGCTTGCACCTTATGCTAAATTTGTATATTTTGGCACAAGGCCACATGTTATAAAGCCAAAAAAGATGAAGGCTCTTGCAAACAAAAAGAGCGGTCAAATTTTTGGCAAAAGTGTAAATCACCCCGGCACAAAGGCAAACCCATATCTTGAGAAAGCTTTTAGCGAGTATATAAGTAGCGCTAGCTTTGTAAAGGCAAAAGAGCAGTTAGCTAAGGATATAGGAGATGAGACAGTAAAATTTATAACAAGTTCCATTAATAACATTAAGTGATATAATTTTATAAAAAAGGGTTTAAAATGCTTTGTCCTTACTGTAATAATGATTTTAAAAAAGAACTATCCAGAAAAACTAAATGCAAAAATTGCCAAAATTTTGTTTTTATTAGAAGTATTAATGGGATAAAAACTCCAATGACAGAAAAGCAAAAGGATGAGTATGAATATATTTCCAGCATTACCCCTTTTGAGATATTTAGTATAGATTTTTTAAAAGAAGCTTATAGTGAAGAAGTGTCGATAGCTCATCGTGAATTAAAGTCAGAGCTTGGACGAGAACCGTTATTAAACGATATTTTATGGAGAGTTTTAAATAAAAAACTCATTCAATATTTGTCAGATTATAAATTTGAACGTTTTTGTATTACGAAAATGCATATGACGTGCGTTTTGTGCAATGAAGAAAAATATATGCAGGCATTAAATATTATGCTAGATGTAATTATTTTAGAAATTTGTGGAGCAAATGATATAAAAATAGAATTCCAAAACAAAAGAGAAGCTTTTAATAAAGCACTTGCTTTCATATCTCCATCTGTGCCATACTGGCTAAAAAAAGCCAAGCTGTTTTTAAAAATAAAAGACGATGAACTTAAAAATTTATTTTTTACCAGATTTGAACAGCTAAAACAAATTTTACCAATACCTTATAATAGTGAAACTATTTTTAACAATTTTATTAAAGAACTAGAAAAGACTTCTATCTAGTTATTTCTTTTTTATAATATCACAGCTCCGCCACCTTTTCGTTTTACAACAGCCTCTATCTTACGGCAAGCTAAGGCCAATGCCCAAAACCTATCTGCGTGACCATACTCGTTTCTTTTTGCATCATACTTAAAGCTTTTTGTTCCTGCTGTGCGTTTTATGGCGTGAAGATCACTGATTAAAAGTGGATCGTTTGGTATGCTTATCTTTTTATCTTCAAAGAGTTTCTTTAAATTTAGAGCCATTTGCTCCTTTGTGCCAGCTGTAAAATATACTCCATTTACCCTGCTTTTAAATTTAGCATGCATAGTTTCTGTTAAATTTAGACCGATGCCGGTTTTATCCATATCAAGGGTTGCTAGTGGGTAGGAGCGCAGGTGAGAGCTTAAGACATCTTCTTGCTCTTTAAAGCTAGCTTTTGCAAGCACATTAAGCATAGCAAGAGTATATGTATCATCGCTATTGATCACACTTGCAAGTGTTGAACGGTCGCTAACTCTTCCTATATCATACCCACAAAGCAGCGGAGTGTTTGAGCTTGGGCTAAAATAGCTAAGCTTTTCATCTATGCAGCTTTTGATAAGCGTAATAGATAGTAGGCTGCTCTCATCATCTATAAAGACGCATTCATAAGCACTAGCCCATGTATCAGCATCAAAGAGTGCTTTCATGGTTTCAAGATCAAACTCTAGCCCATCTTCCATAGCTCTATAAATATCAACATGGAACCGCTTAAACATCTTATACTTTTGCTCGTCAAAGTATAGCTCATGAAAAAGGCTCTTTTCTTCAAATGGTGTTGAAAGTATTGTTAAGCGACCTTTAACAGCACCGATGCTTGGCACAAAAGCGTGCCAAATTTTCTTAGGGTTTGGGTACCATGCAAACTCATCCATCCAAATATCACCAGTAAAACCTTGAACTGTACGAAAGTTGTGAGCGAGAGCTTTTATAATAGCGCCATTTTCTAGCTTTATCTCAGTCTCACTATCTTTTGCTAAAGCCACTCCAAACCTATCAGACCATAGTTTTAAGTATCTCATTAGGATTAGTGCTTGTTCTTCTGAAGCGGATAAAAATAGCTGGTTTCTGCCGCCAACTGCTCCTATAAGTGCATCAGCCGCTGCCACGTAGCTAAAGCCTATCTGGCGCGATTTTAGTACGATACGAAACTGAGCATCGCTTTGCAAAAATTCTTTTTGATAAGCAAACAGTTCACCATCTTTTACTATCTCATCTCTTAAAATTTTGGCACTTTTGTCTAAGCTTACTGGTGGTAAAACATAGGCTTTTTGCTCTTTGGCTGCTTTGTTTTTGCTCTCGATCTTATTTAACGCCACTATAAGATCAGCAAGCTGGGCCGTCTCATCAGGGATTAACTTTTTCTTTTTGCTTAAACACTCAACCTGCTTTTTTAGTGCCTTTACACCATCATCAAGACTAAATTCATCATTTGCCTGTTCTAACCACTTTTGTAATGTTGGGCGAGATACGTTCATTTGCTTTGAAACTAGCACTGAGCTCACGCCACTTTTTAATAAATTTATACACTCTTTTTTAAACTCTTCGTTATAAGCCATTTAAAGCCCTTTTATATTATTAGAATACATTTGTATTGCCTTTTATTATTTAAACGTTTTTAAAGGGGGTTTAAACGTTTTTAAACGCTATTTTTATCCTACTCAATATTCTTTTGCCAGCCAAGTATACTTCTGGCCTCAGAAATTGAGATGATCCCTCTTTCAACAAGCTGCGTAACTATCTCGCCATCATCTTTAAAATTCGTTACATCAACAGCACTTAATACCACTTTTATACCGATACTTCTAAAAAAGCCTTCTATTAGCTCTATTTTTGGTTTTATCTCAAGCTCGTTAAACTGATGAAGTTGGCCTATAAGCTCTCCACTTCCGCCAAGCTGGGCACTTTGAATGATGCCAAGCAGACGTGGCGGAATACCATGAGCTGCTGCTATCTCATCACGGCTTACTTCCTTTAGTGCTTTAAAGCTTAGGTCTTGTACTTCTGATAGCTTTTCAAAACGAATTTTTGCATCTTTTTCGCCAATCGAGTTTGTGTAGCAAAGGAGTGTTTTGTGCGCGTTGGCGCTTCCTTTATAGTTTTCACTAAAAAATTTTTTGTAAGCTGCTATTTGTTCTTCGCTAGGCTCTGAGTTTTCATGAATGATAGCAAGATCAGGTCTTGCTCCATTTTGGAAAAATGAGTAGTTATACATGTCTGCTTGCCTATTTGTCAAAATCTGACACATAGCTGCAAGGTAGTCTGGTTCGCCGTAGTATCTTGAACTTGGAGAATAAAATTTAAGATAGTACCCATCAAGTTTTATCTTTTTGCCAAATTTGTCTACTTGAAACATTTGCTTGTCTTTATTGGTTCGCCACTCATGAGCTGGTATATTGTAGAGTTTATAGTTTGTCTTAGCTCCAGCTTTTTCAATAGGAGCATTGCCAAAAAGCTCTAGGTTATAGCAAAACTCAAATAAAAACTCTTTTTCGCTTACATTTTGAGGTAAAAACTTTGCCAGATCGCTCTCATCTATTTCTATCTGAGAGAGCATATTGGCTTTTATTTTTATGGCACGGCGGTGATATACGTTTGCATAGTGAAGCTCTAAAAGATCACTAAAACTTATAAAAGGCTCTATATAATCGCCGTTTTGCACATCAGACGAGAGTTGCAAACTCGGAGCATCTGACTTAAAAATAAATTTGTTCTCCACACTCACTCCTTATTATTACCTAAATTTGAGCAAAGACTAAGACCATAAATCTTTAATCTACGCTAGGGGTAAATTTATCTGAAAAATTTTTTAAACCATTAGCAAATGACCATTATTTAGCATTTCTAAAAATAGCCTTTCTTATAAAATGCCCACTAGCAAAGAGCCTTTTGGCTTAAAAATGAAAGAGGTAAAAAGATGGCAAACAAACTAACTAACCTAAGTATCACGCACATATCTCTTGTAAAAGCTGGTGCAAACAAAAAGAGCATCATTTATAAAAGTGACGCGAGCGAGCCAAGCTTTGAAAAGGATGTGAGTATCGCCAAATTTGACGAAGAAAAAGGCGTTGTATATGGGATCGTGTATTCACCAGATGAAGTAGATACTCAGGGGGATTTTACAGACGCGGCCGAGATTGAAAAGGCTGCCTATGCTTTTATGAAGGATCTAAAAGGCCAAAACATAGACAAGGAGCATGACTTTAAGCCAGACGGCAAAGCATACGTGGCTGAGAGCTGGATAGTAAGAGAAAACGATGCTCTCTTTAAGAGCGAGAAGGTGGGAAGCTGGGCAGTTGGTATCAAGATAGAAAGCGACGAGCTAAAAGAACTTATAAAAAGTGGCGAGATCGCAGGACTTTCAATGGCAGGATTTGCGAAGCGTGAAGAAGTACAAAAAAACGATACTTCAATAGCTGCTGCCATAGCAAATGGTTTTAACGAGCTACTAAAGAAATTTGAGAAAACTAAAAAAGGAGAGGACAAAGTGGAAAAAGAAACAAAAGAAATTTCACAAGCAGAAGAGATAAAAAAGACGCTTGTTGAAGGTATGGATGAGCTTAACAAGAAGCTCCTTGGCTTTGAGAAGCGCTTAAGCGAGCTTGAGGATGTCGCAAAAGATAGCAGGCAGAGTAAAAATATAGAAAAAACAGATGACAAAATAGTAGGAGGAATACTTTAATGTTAGAGGGACTTGGTTTAAAAGATATTGCAAAAGGCAGCATGAATGCTACTAATGCGACACTAAGTGGTAGCTTAACTCCAGAGCAAGCAAACAGCCTTATAAATGTGATTAAAGACAATAGTGAATTTTTGCAAAAAATTCATGTTGACAAGATGAGCCGCTTAACTAAAGAGCTTGATGGCTGGGATGCTATGAGGGGGGTTTTGGTACGTGTAGCAAGTGGCGAAAAACCAAGCGATGCACAAAGAACGCAGCTTAAAAAAGCAGGTGTAAAGCTAGAAGCAAAAAGCGTGCAACTTTTTGCAAGGGTACTTCAAGATACACTAGCAGACAACCAAAATAATCCAAATTTTGAGAGTGAAACATTTAACTCTTTTGGAACAATTTTCGGTAATGATCTTGCACTTCTTGGCTTTAGTGGTACAAGTGATACTTATGCAAATAGCTTTGAGACGCTACATAAAGGCTGGATCCAAACAGCAAAAGATAGTAGCGACGTCACAAAAGTTACTTATGTCGCAAATGATAGTGTAAGCAAACGCTTAACAGCACTTGCCCAATCAATCAACCCAGACGCCTTAGTCGATAGCGTAATCTTAATAAGCACAGCTGACATGCAGGAGTACAACAAAGAGCTTTCGGCACTCAATGCACCAACCTACCTAATAAATGGCAATGCTGATCGTGTACTTGGTGTAAAGCTTGAAGTTAGTCCTTTAATGCCAAAAGGCGTTTACATGGCTACTCCGCTTCAAAATTTAGTTCTTGGCGTATGCCTTGATATAAATCGCAACCGTTGGTATGACCCAGAAGAGAGAGCACTAAAATACATCTTTGATGCAAGTGTGGACTATGAGATCATAATCAAAAAATGGGTCAGCATAGCAACTCTTTAAGGGATGTTAAATGGAATTTATAGCTTTAAAAGATAGTGCGATAGATGGCAGCTTTGTAAGGACTGGCGAGATCGTAACTTTAGAGCAAGAAAAAGCAGAGGCTTATGAAAAAGCTCTAATGATAGAGCCACTAAATAAGCCTGAGCCATCTGCGGAACCTGAGCTATCGTCTACAAAGTCAGACAAGAAAAACAAGCAGAAATGATCGCGCAAGCTGAATTTAAAGAGGCTTTTTCAAAAAGAGCTAAATCGGTACTTTTTAACCCAGAAGAGATCACAGATGAGGCTCTTGATTTGGCTACTCATGAAACCTACGAAGAGTGCAATGGACGAGTAGTAAAGAGCTGGGCAATGATGGACTTTGCTCTCATCCGCTTAAAACTATATCTAAAAATCGCTCTAAGCGAAGAGGATAGTTTGCTTTTGAGTAAAGCTATAAGCGAGATAAAAGCAAGCCCACTTGAAAGCAAGCCAACATTTAACAGTTTCATTAGGCTGGAGTGCGTATGAATGATCTAGTCCAAATTTACAAGTCTTTAAAACAGATAGCACCTGAAGCTATTTGCATATCAAAAGCAAGCCCTCAAGGTGGAGTTTATCTGCTTTTTGACGGCATAAAAAGTGTGGCGTGGAAAAAGGATCGTGCGAGTTTTAGGATCATTTTTGCATCTCGTTCGCTAGTTGATGATAATTTTAGTGCTCTATCTAGGCTTGATGAGTTAAGGCAAAGATTTATCGCAAAGTCTGCGATCTTTGGTGAAGATGCCATAAGTGAGATGAAATTTGATGGCTTTGAAGATAGCCTTTTTAAGTATAGCTTTGTAGTAGAAGTTGATATATACAGGGATGAGGAGAACGAAGATTTATGAGCTTAAAAGAAAACATAAAAGAGAACGAAGGCTTTAAAAGCTACATATATCAGGATACTCGTGGGTATCCTACTGTCGGATATGGCTTTGAGGTTTCATCTCTTAGTAAAGACGAACTATTTTTAAATGGTGGCAAGATTGAGCCTATGAGTAAAGCGGTAGCAGATCAGATTTTAGAGATGAAGCTTATTAAGCTCATACCTAGCGTTTGTGAAGCTTTTCCTTGGCTGGAAGATAAGCCAAAAAATGTCCAAGACGTGGTAATAGAGATGTGTTATCAAATGGGAGTGCCAAAAGTTAAAAAATTTGTTACCACTCTTAATTTTATAAAGTCTGGCGAATATGAGGCAGCCTATAAGAATGGACTAGATAGCCTTTGGGCAAAACAAACGCCAAACCGTGCAAAGAAGGTGCTAAGTGGGTTACTTGCTTAATACCAAAATTTGCATCATTTTTGGTGCTGTTTTTTTGCTATGTATTGGTAGTTTGGCACTAAAAATACATTTTTTAAATGCAAGCATCGGTAAAAAGAACCTTGAGATAAAAAGCATTGCTCTTGATCTTAACACGTCAAAGCAAAATTTAAAGGCAGCAAATAGCGTCATTGAAAGTCAAAATGAAGCTATTTCAAAGATGAGCGTAAAGGTAGAGCAAAAGCCTATCAAAGAGGTTAAGAGAGTAGAGAAAATTTACTTAAAAGACGAAAGTTGTGAGGCCAAGCTAAAGGCTTACCAGGAGTTATTTTTTGAGGGCGAGAGATGAAATTGATGCGATTAGGCTTATTGCCATTAGGTGTGCTTCTTTGTGGTTGTGCTTTTAAAGAGCCAACCATCATCTACAAAGAAAAACTAACACCAGTGCGCTGCAACGCTGTAATGCCAGATAAGCCAAATAATGATGGTAGCTTTGAAGCACACAAGGCGAAGATGATTTATTTTTTAAAGTGCGAGGATCTATTAAAACAATGCATAGGGATAGCGGATGGAAAATAGCGGCTTAAATTTTAGTGATGAGATAAGAGAGACAGCTGGATTAATAAATTTATCTGGATCATGGGGTTTAAATGAATTTATCGTTTTTATGGCGATTTTTGGCTTTATAGGCTTTGTGGTGATCTTTTTGCTGCTTAGTAGATATACAAGCAAAAACACTGATTTGATGATCGATGTAGTGAATAAAAATAGTGAAGCGATAAATAAACAAAGCAGCGCCACTGAAAAACTAAGCGATATCCTAGCAGCAAATTTTGCCATAAATAAAGAGAAGCTTAATGAAATACATGATGATGTAAGAGAGATCAAGCATAGCGTAAAGTACACAAGAACGCCAAGAAATAAAAAATTTAGCGAGCATATAAATGATTGAAGTTGGAATTATAAGTGAAGTAAGAAATGACCGTGCAAAAGTTGCCATTGGTTCGATGGTAACTGATTTTTTGCCAGTATTTCAAGCACATGCCAACTCTTATGCAGTGAGCTTTTCACCAATACGTGTAGGAGAGCAAGTGCTAGTGCTACCTGTGCATGATGAGTTAAACTCAGGCGTGGTGCTTCGTGGGCTTTATCAAAGTTCATATAAAACTGATGCAACTGATAAGAAAGTACATATAAGTTTTGAAGATGGCATAAAGATGAGCTATGACAGCTCTAGCTCTTGTCTTGAAATTTCATCTCCAAAGCTTATAAACATAACTTGCGATAACGCAAATGTAAAGGCTAAAAATGTGATGGTAGAAGCTAGTGATACAACGATAAAAAGTCCAAATATCAAGCTACTTGGCAACACTTTGATACAAGGGGCGATAAATACAGCTGGAGTGGGTGGTGGTAGCGGTAGCTTTGAGATAAATGGAGATGTAAGGATCACTGGCTCAATCACAGCAGGTGGTAATGCAAACTTTGGCGGCAGTGTAAGTGATGCGCGTGGCAGCCTAACAGATCATACCAATAACGGACTTGCGAGGGATTAGTGATGAAATATCTCATTGATATAGAAAACTCTATCAAAGACATACTCCTAACTCCGCTTGGTAGTAGAGTGATGCTGCCTGAGTATGGCAGCAGAATTTATGAGCTAATAGATCGCAAGGTGGATGATGAATTTCGTGCTGATCTGGCGTGCTTTGTGATAGAGGCAGTTGAGAAGTGGGAAAATAGAGTAAAGATCGATGAAGTTCGTCTTATAGGGTTAAAAGATCATAAGCTTAGCTTTAAAGTAGTGCTTATGAGTGGCGATGAGATAGAGGTAAGAGCATGAATTTAAAAAAACTTCCATATCCAAACGTTATTGAGGTGCTTAAATATGATGAAATTTTAAATAATGTTAAAAACCTTTTTAAAGAGCATTTAACTGATGATGAAATTTCGTTGCTTGAAAGTGACAATTATTCGGCGCTTCTTGAAACGCTAGCTTATAGAGAACTGCTCTTGCGAGCCAGGATAAATGATAGCGTTAGGAGTATGTTGCTGCCATTTTCTACTGGAGATGACCTTGATAACATAGTAGCGATTTATGGCATAGAGAGACTAAAAGGAGAGAAGCCAACCGCGCAGAGTGAATTTACGCTCTCTATGCCAAGAAGCAGCGATACATATTTGCCAAAAGGGCTAATTTTACGCAGCGAAAATGGCGAAATCGCAACTTTAAAAAGTGAAGTTGTGATAAGAGCAAATGAGCTAAAAGCTGTTGGAGTGATCATCTTGGATGAGTTTACAAAAACCAGCAAAGCAAAGTGCGAATATATCCAAACGCCACTACCTTTTGTCCTAAAAGCAAAACAGCTAAGTGAGTTTGAAGGCGGAGCCGAGCGTGAGAATGATGATAGGCTAAGAGAGCGTGCAGTTTTAAGCCTAGAGCGTTTCTCAACTGCAGGCAGTGCTAAAGCATATACTTATCAAACACTAAGCGCAAATGCAAAGGTGCTGGAGTGTAGTGTGCTAAATGGCGGTGCTGGTGTAGTTCAAATTTATCTCAAAACTACCGACATGAGCGAAGAGACTAGAGCTGATGTGGAGAGCTTTTTAAATGCTGAAAAGGTCAGACCACTAACCGATAATCTAAGCGTGTTAAATGCTACAAAGATAGATGTAAAGGTAGTAGCCACTCTTGAGCTAACAGATATGCTCTTTCAAGACGAAATTGCTAAGAGTATATCAGCCCTGCCAACTACTCTTAGCCTTGGTGAGGATCTAAATTTAAGCTATATCTATAAAAATCTACACATCAACGGCGTTTATAGAGTAAGCCTTAAAGCACCGCTGAATGATAAAAAGATAAGCGTAAAAGAATTTGTAAATTTAAGCTATGAGATAAGCTACAAAAAGGCTGAATTATGAGCTTACTACCTAATCACAAAAGCAAATTTGATAAGAAATTTGATGAGCTTTTTGGTGTAAGGTTTGAGGATTTAGACATTGGTGTCATAAATACTCTTGCAAGCAAAGCTCCAAAAAATTTACTGCCAGTACTTGCAACTAGCTTTGATGTAGATATTGATGGACTAAACGAAAATGAAGCTAGAGAGCTCATAAAAAACGCTTTTGAGATACATTACTACTCAGGCACTTTTTATAGTCTAAATAAGGCGTTAAGCGCACTTTATGCAGATGCCAAGGTTAAAGAGTGGTTTGATTATGCTGGACTACCTTATCACTTCAAACTAGAGCTTGATGCAAGCAAAAATGGAGTAAGCCCACAGACGCTAAAGAGATCTGATGAGATCATAAACACCTACAAAAACGTGCGTAGCGTATATGACGGCGCAAATATAAAAGCAGGTATCAAAGCAGATGTGAAAGCCTACTCTTACACATTTAGCGGTGAAAACATAAGCGTAGATCCTTACGTAATATCAAATATAAACCAAAGAGCAAGCTTTAAAGTAGGCGCAACTACGCAGATAAACGAAATAATAAGCATACCGATCGATGCAATAAGAGTTTTAACAAGATAAAGGACGGATAAATGAAGCAATACACACTTTTGACAGCAAGCGGCATAAATAAACTACTAAAAACCGCTAGCGACGGATCAAAGATCGCATTAAAAGAAGTTATAGTAAGTGACTATAATGGAGAGCTAAGCGAACAAACCACATCAATACCAAATGAGAAATATAGGGGCGCAATAAACGCCATAACTATAGACGAAAACGATAACAACATCCTAGACGTCGATGCCATCATACCGCCTGAAGTTGGCGGCTTTTATATAAAAACGGCCGGAATATACTGCGACGACGGCTCACTATTTGCAGTGGCGAGGCTTGCGGACACATACAAGCCGCTTTTAAACGAGGGGTCAAGTAAAGACATCACATTAAATTTTAAACTTCAAATCGCAAACGCGAGCGAAAGCGTCATTTTAAAGGTTGATAACAATATAGTGCTAGCAACTAGAAAATGGTGCGAAAAGATGTTTCTTAAGATAAAAGACAAGATCGATGCATACACTAAACGCGAGAGCGATGAGAAATTCGCCCTAAAAACCGAGCTAACGGACGGCTTGCCAATAGGTGCATATCTAAGCTACCCAAGCCAAAAGACGATCCCTGCTGGCTTTTTGATAGCAGATGGTAGATTTCTCAAAAAAGCAGAATACACCGAGCTTTTTGACGTGATAGGCTACACATACGGCGGCAGTGGTGATAACTTTAACTTGCCAAATTTCGCCGATGGCAAGTTTATGAGGTCAATAGGTGGTAATGCTGCCACTTTAGGCGCATCTCAACAAGATGCATTTCAAGGGCATTATCATAATTGGAAAGACAACCCATCATTGGTGGGATGGGCATACACCGTAACTGGGAATACATCAAATAGAGTAGGCACTAGAAATAATGAGACCCCTATTACAGAGCCAAAATCAGATGGCGTAAATGGCGAGCCAAGAACCGCAAATGAGACAAGACCATACAATATGGCGGTAGTTGTCATCATAAAAGCCAAAAACGTAAATACTCCAACGGCTGGGCAAATTGATAAAACTATACTTGCTACTGAAACAAAGGCAGGCATCACGAAGCTAAAAAACTCTATAACCGCCAAACAAGAGGATGCAGCAGTAACCGAAAAAGCTGTAAGTGATTTTATGGACGCGAATAAAGGTATAGGGGTAGGTCAAACTTGGCAGGATGTGCTAGCACAAAGGAAAGGGGAAGTTCTATACACAAACACAACTGGCAGACCCATAATGGTAAGTATAACAGCAGATAGTAGCTCAGCTGCCATAAATAGAGTAGCGCTATATGTAGGGGATGTAAGACTTGCTCGTTTTGAAAACGTAAATGGGCTAGCTACACAACTATGTGCCATAGTTCCAGACAAAAAAACATACCAGCTTAAAAGCGAAATAAATGCGTCAATTGTTGGCATTATGGATTGGGTTGAATTACGATAAGGAGCAAAAATGAAATACTACAAAGATAAATATAATGAAATTTACGCGTACGAGGATAACGAGCAGCCGATACAAAATGAGCTAACTCAAATAGATGAAGCCGAGCTAAATGAGATTTTGACTGGCAAGACTGACGAGCATGCCGAAAGACTAGCCGAGATCGAAGCCGAAATCGCCGAGTGCGAAAACTATATCCGCCACGCTTTGATAATTGGCAACACCGCCGTACTTGAAAATTTAAGAAGCGAGTATAAAGAGTTAATTGCAGAGCGTGAGCGCCTAAACGCAACAAGCGAATCGATAACGGTAGCGGTAATGGATCATCTATAAGGAGAGAGTATGAGCTATTTTTTAATTTGCATATTGTCGCTAATTTTAGGCGTTTTACTCTGCCCTATCGTGATTTTTCTAAGGGCTAGAAAGTGCGACCAATGGGACAACTCAAACATGACAAATATTATTAGGGTTTTCGCTCATTTGGCGACACATCCTGATGACTTTGCCAAATTTCAATACGAAGATGGCAAAAAGCCGTTTTGGTATCTAGGCGGTGATGAATTTACGGATATTGTTAAAACTAGACCAAAGGAGGATAAAAAATGAGAGTAAGAATTAAAAGGTGCGAAATTTGCGCATCAAAGCTGGATAAAGACGGCGCTTGCACTTGGAGCGAGTGTCCTAAGTGCCCAGAATACAAACAGAGCGAAACAAAAGAGAATGAGAAACCAAGTAAGAAGTCAAAAAAGGAAAATGATGCTAAAGAGTAAAGAGACATTGCAGCTTATAACGATCATTTCAGTAGAACTTGTGCTTGAGTTGCTTGCATTTGTGGTCGTGCCAGTCGCATTACTATTTTGTAAAAAAGATGATGAACATCTGCCAAAGATATTTAGGTGGTTTGAGGATGCAAACGACTATTATGGTGACAAGTGTGCTGCTATCAATGGCGATAGTGGCTGGAGAGAGAAGCACTATCCTGAACCAACTAATAGAACATATAAAGCAAGGCTTCTTTGGCTATTGCGCAATAGGGTAGGACACTTTTCAAGTGAGATTTTAGGCATCAAAGTAGATGATGTAAATCCATATAGCATAGAAACTTTAGGCGATCCCAATATCACCAGTAATGGTGGTAAGAAGAGTGGTTTTTGTAAAGTTACTTGCACTTTAAAAGATGGTAGGGAGCGTTTTGGGTTTTTTAGGGTCGTGCGCTATGGGAAATTTTATTGCAGGATATATTTAGGGTGGAAGCTTATGGATATAGCAGGGGCAAATGCCTTAAATTTTAAAGAGTTTACCCAGAAAGATGATAAGAAATATCTAAAAACGGTGTGGTGTATAAATCCATTTAAAAAAGTAAATCAAAAAGGAGAATAAAAATGGCAGCTAAATTTGGTGTAAATGTAACCGTATCAGCTGAGGCAGCAAGACCAATAGCAGTAGAAAGTACTACGCCTATTGGTATAGCAGGGTATGAAGAGGTCCTAGAAAACGGCCTGCATTTTTTCATGACGACGGCAAAGGCGCTTGAAGCGTTAGAGGCAAAATACAAGGTCAAAAAGGATGCGAGCCAAGCTTTTAAAAAAGGCTCGATTTATAGGGCATTAAAGGGCATCGAAGATCAGGCGGTTAATACGCAGATTATTTTAAGCGTATTCACCAAAGACGATGATAGCGATACGAACGATGAGATCACAGAGTGCAAAAGTGCCGTTACAGAGTTTGCTAAAGCCAAATCTCGCTTCGGATATAACCCTAATCTAATCGTAGCGCCCGAATATAGCCACGAAGATGCGATTAAGGGCGAGATAGAAAAGATGGCAACCAGGCTAAAAGCAACTGGTATCGTAGATTTGAAAGTTCAGGATGCGGCCGCGGCGATAGTAAAGATGGGAGATTTCGGCACTAGAAGGCTAGTTGCCGCTTATCCAAATGTCAAGGTTTGGGATGATGAAACGAACGCTTATGTCTATGAGGGGCAAAGTGCGAGAATAGCCGGCATGATAGCCCATACAGATGGCGCAAGCGAGTTTGGATACTCAGATAGCTATTCAAACAGGGTTATGATAGGAGTCTCGGGCACGGAAATAGATGTAGATTTTGAGTTAGGTGAGACTTGCACGGCTGATGAGCTAAGGGCAGCAAAAATTTCTACCATCATTAGAGAGAGTGGCTTTAGGGCTTGGGGTGGCGAAACGAGTGACCAAGATACTATTTGGCAAGATCTAGCACGTGTTAGGATATTTGATCGTATTTCGCAAGCTTGCCAAAAGGGAGTGCTGTTTGCGATCGATAGAAAAGCTAGTGAGCTTTATCATGCAAAAAGATCAGTTAGTGAGCTCCTTCGTCAGCTAGTTGGAGCAAAGGTACTTCTTGGATATGAGCTTAGCTGGAGTGCAAAAAACACCGACGCAACTATCACGGCTGGTAAATTTTACCTTGATGTCAGAATGCAAAACAATCCAATTGTGAAGCAGCTTACACTTGATTTTATCTACGTGGATAAATACGGTAGCGTTTTGATGGATGAGTTAAACAAATAAAGGAGATAAACAATGAAAAGACAAATTCCTCAAGTAATCCAAGAAGGTAACGTTTATATAGATGGAATCGGCTATCTTGGTGTAACAAAAAAGCTTAAGCTTCCCACAATAGAGTTTGAAATGATAGAGAGCAAAGGGGCTCTTAGTACAAATTACACAACAGGCATGCTAAAGGCAACAGAGGTTGAATTTACAGTTAGTGTGCTGGATAAAAACATGTGGGTAAATTTAGGACTAAACAGCTTTACTAATCGCATTCCGTGGCTTTTTAAAGCTAGCATTTTTCAAAGTGGCAAAAGTAAAACTGTGCCTTTTAGTGCAGCCTTTACTGGAGATATTATAAGTTATGAAGTATCTGAGTTTGAAAGCGGAAAAGAGCTAGAAGTTACTATTAAGCTATCAGCTCATTTCGTGGACATCAACGTGGATGGTGTGCCGATGGTGCTAAAAGATAGTGAAAATATGATATGCGTTATAGGCGGAGTTGATTATATGGCAGGGGTTCGCTCAAATTTAGGAGAGTGATTTTTTATACTAAGCCTGCTTGTTTTACTTTGATATGTAGCCAAGCAGGCAAAAACAACAAAAGGATACAAGAATGAAAGAGATAAAGATAAAAGATGAAATTTGGCAAATGCACGCACCAAAAGTAAGAACCATTAAGATGGCGGACGAAAATGGTGGTAGCGATATGGCAAAGACTATCTATATGATAGCTGCACTTTGCAATAAGACACAAGATGAAGTTGAAAATTTGGAGTTTAAAGAATTTATGTCTTTACAAAAGGCGTTAAATGATTTTTTAGATGTAAGGGCGGAGTAAATAACGAAAATATCGCCCTTATAGCTCATGTTTTAGGCTATGGATATAACGAGATAATAAATCTTAGTTTGAGTGATTTTAGTGAGTTTTTAGAAATTTCAGTAAAGATCTTAAAGGCTAAGAGCGAGTTATAACTTCTTTGGTTTTACTTAATGCTAAGCCAGCGGTGCCAATAAGGCTGCCAAGTATCCCTAAGCCAAAAACTAAGGCAATAAACGTTTCAAAAAAGCCACTTGGTGAAACGAAGAAGAATAAAACGATAAAAATAGGAATGATTAAAGCCATTTTAAATCCTTTTTAAAAGGGATTATATCGTATTTTAAAGGAAAGATATGGATAACGCACAAGTTGGTATTAGTATTGGTCTAGCAGTAAAAGGGCTAAGTAAAATATCAGAGCTAAAAAAAGGGTTTGATGGTTTAAAAGGTAAGATAGCAGAAGCAAAAAAAGCCATAACATCTTTAGACAACACTAGATTGTCAAATCTATCTAGCCAAATAAGAGAGAGCCAAAAAGCACTTTTAGGCGAGCTTACGACAAATTTTAGCAATCTTACAAACTCAGTAGCCATAGGAGTGCCAATAAAACTTGCCATTGATGATGAGGCGGCTTTTGCGAATGTAAAAAAATATGTTGATGATAGCGATGAGAACCTAGCTAAGCTAAAAAATGAGATGAGAGGGCTAAGCTCACAGCTTGGAGAGAGCTTTAGTAATATAGCTGACATTGCAGCTGGCGGTGGTAAGATAAATTTAGCCGGTGAGGAGCTAGTAACTTACACAAAGATGCTTGCAACCGGCTCAGTTGCATTTGAAATGAGCTCTGAAGCCTTATCAAAGGCGGCCAATAACATGAAAGTTGGCTTTAAGATGAACGATATAAAGGAGCTTAATAGTTTTTTTGATAGCGTAAACTTGCTCGACAATAAGGTTACTAATGCAAATGCTTCTGATATATTTGAGGCTACTTCACTAACAGCTGCAAATGCCAGTTTAATAGGCCTAGATAGTAAAAGTGCCAGTGCCATAAGTGCTACAATGCTAAGCACTGGCAAAGCTAGCTCAGTCGTAGGCACTAGCTTAAATGCTCTTTACTCCACACTCTCAATGGCCGACAAAAAGGGTAAAAATTTTCAAGAAGCGCTAGCAAGAATAGGCATGGATGCAACATATCTAAAAACAGCCCTACAAAAAGATGCTGCTGGAGCTATAACTACGTTTTTAGAAGCGATCTCTAGAGCCGATAAAGATAAACAAGCAGGGCTACTTTATGATCTAGTTGGTGGAAATTTTAACGACGAGATAGCAGGGCTTGTAACAAATATCGATGCTCTTAAAGCAAATATCAAAATGGCACACTCGGATGAAGCCACAGGATCTATGCAGCGTGAGCTACAAACGAAGCTAAACACTACAAAAAGTGGTATCGAAAGGGTTACACAAGCATGGAGAAATCTAGGTTCAAGCCTTGGAGAAACCTTTTTGCCACTTACAAATTTATTAGCTTCTATTTTGAGCAAGGTGGCTGGAGTGTTAAGCTCGCTAAATGAAAAATTTCCAAGACTAAGTGCCGTAGTTGTTAGCGCGGCAGCTGGCTTTATGATCTTTAAACCGGTGTTGCTTCTTAGCAAGATAGCACTTTTAAGTGTAGCAGATGGATTTTTGGGCGTTATAAGGGTAGTGAAATTTTTAAATCCTATGCTCTTAATAGCAAAGGTTAGATGGTTGGCTCATGCTGTAAGCATATCAAGTGCCACGATAGCTGCCAAAGCTCATGCATTTAGCGTTTGGCTAGTTGGTGCAAGACTAAGAGCAACTCTAACTATCACTACTGCTTATAGCGCTGCTTCAAAAGCCTTTGGTGTAGCGTGTGGTGTTATGCGTAGCGGATTAATGGCGGTAACTCTAGCTACAAAGGCTATGAAATTTGCTCTTATTAGCACAGGCATTGGTGCCATAGTAGTAGCTCTTGGCACAGCAGCGGCCTATCTTATAGAAAATTGGGACGAAGTAAAGGCATTTTTTGAGAGAATTTGGGAAAACGTCAAGCCATATTGGGAGAGCACGACAAAGTTTTTTAGTGATCTTTGGCAAGGAGTGAGCGACTTTTTAAGTGCTATTTTTGAGCCAGTTATCAAGATATGGAATGATCTCTTTGGCGGTTTTTTTGACTGGATAGCTGAGAAATTTGGCTGGATAAATGACATGGTCGGTGAGGCCATTAAGGGGCTAAGTAGTGCTTGGAATAAGACAAAAGAATTCTTTGGCTTTGGAGACGATGAGCAAGCAAGTAGTGAGCTAAAGCCAAAAGATGATAGCGGTGGCTTTTTTGGCTCTATTTTTGGCTCAGATAGTGATACTCATGCAAAAGAGGCTCCAGCTTTAGTGGCAGCTAGCACAGGTGGTGGCGCCATCAACATTAGCTTTAATGGTGATTTTTTACTTAACTCAGACAATGGCAAATTTGACCTAGAGAGCTTTAAAGCTCAAATAGTAAAAGGCGTTAAAGACGCACTAAGACGTGATGAGTTTAATCGTAAAAATACTGATGTAAGGGGATAATATGGTGCTAAATCTTGGTGGGTTTAAATTTAGATGGGAGCAAACTAATAGTATTGATACTCAAACAGACTTTGGTATAAGCGAACAAGAGCGGATACAAAACTACCCAGCCTTATTTAGTGCAAATTTAGGGAGCAGCGCACTTAATATAGAGGGTCAAACACTGCCATATCACGGCGACAAACAAGGCGCATTAAAACCACTTTATGCCTTAGCCGCCTTACGTCAAAGCTTGCCACTTACAAATGGAAATGGTAAATATTTTGGTCGCTTTGTTATAGTAAAAATCAGTGAAAAACAAGCGATTTTCACTCCAAATGGAGCATTTTTTACACAAAGTTTTAGTTTGGAGCTAAAAAGGGATTATGATGGATAAAATTTACATAGCTAAAGACGGCGATAGGCTTGATACTGTCACCTACAATCACTACGGACATCTAAGGTTTTTTGAGCAAATTCTAACTATAAACCCAAAGCTTAACACAACACTTCACGCAGGTGATAAGGTGTTTTTGCCTGATATAAAAGAAGCAGCGAAAGAGCAGGCAAAACTATGGTGAGAAAACCGGCTTTCAAGCTAGAAGCTAGCGGCAAAGACATAACAAACATCATCAGACAAAACCTAATAAGTCTAAGCTTTACCGATAAAGAGGGCAATGAAAGCGACGAAATCAGCTTTACCCTATTTGGCATATATGCAAAGCCAGTATTTGGAGATAAGCTTAAACTTTGGTTGGGATATGAAAATGAGCTCTATCTTTGCGGCTCGTTTAGCGTGCAAACGGCTAGCAGGGATTATAAAAACCAAACTACCGAGGTAAGAGCAACTGCTGTAAATTTTGCAAGCCCTGCAAAAGAGAAAAGACGTGTGAGCTGGGAAAATACAACGCTTTTTGGTATAGCTAAAAAGATAGCTAGTGCCAATGCACTATCTTTAAAAACAAGCGGTAGCGACCAAAACATAGCTTCTGTTATCCAGGATAATGTAAGCGACATAGAGTTTTTATATGATCTATGCGTCAAATTTGGCTTTTTAATGGCTGTTAAAAATGATAACATCATCATAACAGCCAAAGATGCCAAGGGTGATGCTAGCCAAACCTCAAATACTTCAAAAAACGAGAATTTGCCCATTTTTACACTAAATTTAACTGATCTTTACTCGCTAGAGATCACTGAAGCTAATAGAAACTCTTATACAGCCGTAATAGCAGAGTGGCAAGACATCGAAGCTGGTAAGGTAAAAAGCATTAAGGTGGGAAGCGGGGAACAGGTATATAAGATGCAGATAGCTCAGCCAAAGAGCGATAATGAGGCCTTTAAACAAGCAGAAGCTAAACTTAACGAGCTACAACGTGGCGGAATAAATGGCAGATGTAGCTGCGAAGGGGAAAATATCATAGCAGGTGGCAAGCTTAAATTTGGTGGAGTTGCTGGGCTAGAAGCAAATGAGTTTAGTATAAAAGAAGTAAGCCATAAGCTTAGCACGAGTGGGTATGAAATAGACATAGAGTTTGAGGGGTAAAATTTTAGTCATTTAATATGTTTTTAAAAGGTTGTAAAAAGCTATTTAAAAACATAAAAATTTACGTTAGAAATCAAAGTGAAAATATGCGATTTTTAGCTCACTTTGATTTTAAGCGTAAAATCACTTTGATTTGAAAAGTCGTTTTACACAAAATGGTGTAAAATCAGACACTTTTTAAAAATATGGAAATTTATATG